GGATATTCAAAGGTCTAAAAAGAAACACGAGATGGTTTTTTCTTCTAGTGCGTTCAAATCAAAATAGAATGTATCTATAATCACTTAAAGATTTACGCATTACTTAGATATTAATATTCGGAATGGACAACTCCAACAATGTATTGACTATCAAGACGGTTCAGATATCTCCGTTTAGAACTCTTATGACCGCGCTGAAAGATATTTTACTTGAAACAAATATCACGTTTCAATCTGATGGAATTCGTATTATCAACATGGACAAGAGTCACACAGTCCTTGCCCACATGCATCTAAAAGCGGAGAACTTTGAGTTTTACGAATGCAAGCCAGAGAAGATTGTGATTGGCGTGAATATGTTTCAACTTTTTAAGCTGATCAACTCGATTGACAACGACGATACGCTGACAATCTACATCGAAAAGGATGATTATACAGATGGTGTAGTATCCCATCTAGCACTTAAGTTTGAAAACGGAGAAATTAAACAATGCAAGACTCAAAAGCTGCGATTGATTGAACCCGAGTCTGAAGAGCTTGGTTATCCCGACGTTAAGTTCTCATCTATTATTAATCTGCCTTCCACTGACTTTCAGAAGATTATCCGCGACTTGTCAGTGATTTCAGATAAGCTAGAGATTAAGTCAGTTGGTAACGAACTTATCTTTAAGTGCAGTGGCCAGTTTGCATCCGCAGAGATTCATCGAGCTGAGTCAGATGGTAGCATGGATTTTATTCTTAAGCAAGATTCCTCCAAAATTATTCAAGGAGAATTTTCGCTCAAGAATCTTGGATATTTTATCAAGTGCACAAATCTCTGTGCACAGATTGAGCTATATCTAGAAAATGACCTACCACTTGTAGTGAAATATAACGTGGCTAGTTTAGGGGAGATTCGTCTTTGTCTCGCACCCCTTCCTAGCTCATAAACTTATGTAATGCACCCTATTTATTCTCATTATATGTAAACTTATATTTTATGATAGAGACATATTTATCTATCATAAAAAAATATACGCATATGCTATATCACTACTACAAATCAAATACACGAAAAGTAATATGGCATCCACCAGATTTAGAGATGACACCGCCAGAGTAGAAGAACAAGTTAGACATTCTACATTTGCATGTGGATACATGATAAATGCACCAGGAAACGGAACGCGTCCTGACTATATAGAAGACCCGCATTTTCGTCTACAGAAATGGGGTGCAAATTATATGACAAATAGCGTAGATTTGGAAAGTAATCTGAAAGGGATTCGTCCTTTAACGAAGGACTGTATTGGTGTCGGAGAATATACTAATTTTTCAACAAACTCAATGCCTATTCAGTACCCGACTAACTCATGCATGTACATAGAACAATCTCGAGCTGTTGCTCCCGCATGGGAAATACGTGACAAAGAAACAAGAGAAACCACATACGAACCTCTTCTTGACCCACAGGAAAACGTCACACTGACTTTTCAAAACAATGTTAGCACGCGTATTTTAGAAAAGGATACGTTTAATCCCGAAAGTCTTTTACTGAACCCGCTACAATCAACGGAATTATTACCTCGATACTTTGCGAAGTAAGTAAGTAAGTCAAATTAGATACTAAATAAGTATACAGGTCAAAAATATAATAATGCCTATTTAGTATATATATCATATGGAAGTACTTATACCAGTTGTTGCATTAGGAGGACTTGCACTATCTATGTCAGACAAGACCAACAAAAATAAAAATAATTCAACCACCAGTCGACAACGGCAGCAACAGCAACAGCAACAGCAGCAACAACAGCAAAATGGAAGGGATGGATTTGCAAATATGCGTCCACTTAATCCCAACGAATACCCAGTCAATGATACTGCTAAGAAAAATACTGCGGCAGAAGGAACCAGTTATGCTCCATACAATAGCCCAAACGATGCTAGTGCACGCTATTTTGACCAGAATAACTACTACCAGAACGAGAGTCGGGGAAAAAACCCAGGCAATACAATTAACCAAGTTTATTCGCTCACGGGCTCATATGTAGATGAAACTACCTTTACACATAACAATATGACCCCTTTTTATGGCGGAAAAACTACACAACAAACCCTTGAAGGAACACGCAGCGATGCCATGTTAGATAAGATGGTTGGTGGTGGGTCACAATTTATAAAAAAACAAGAACAGGCACCCCTCTTTAACCCACAAGAGAACGTCCAGCTAGCACATGGACAGCCGAACATGAACGATTTTTATCAGTCACGTGTCAATCCCAGTCAAAAGTTCAATAATATGAAGCCGTTTGAAAGTGAACAAGTTGGCCCAGGTTTAAATGCAGGATATAGCTCTCAAGGATCAGGGGGGTTTAATTCTGGAATGGACGCACGTGAAATGTATATGCCAAAATCTGTTGACCAACTGCGTGTTGCAACAAACCCTAAGATGGAATACAGTCTTGACAATCACCAGGGTCCAGCGGCATCATCTGTAAAAAATGTTGGATTGATGGGGAAGATGGAACAACATAAACCAGATACCTTTTTTGAGCAATCTCAAGATAGGTGGCTAAAAACCACAAGTGGAATCAAGGCACAAACGTCTCGTGCACAGCAAGAAATCCACGACACTTCACGTATGCATTCAGAATCTTATACAGGTGTTGCATCGACGATTGGCAAGGGTGCAATATACACACACCGTACATATGTTCCTTCTCAAAAACAAGGGTCTAATACTACACCTATTACTAACTTGCGCGGCCCAGATGCGGGTCTAAACTCACAGGCCATATCACAGAGCTATCAGCACTACACAAATAACCGCGATTTAAATAATAAGATAGAAAAGCCAACTGGTTCCTTGTTCTCAAGCGCAATTGGGGCGGTTATTGCTCCTATTACACAAATGTTGAATCCCACTAAGAAACAGGAGACTGTCAATAATATGCGCGTGTATGGAAATGCAGGAACGACGGTTGCACGCGAGCAGACGGTTAACCCGAACGATGTCGTATCCACGACTGTAAAAGAAACCACATTGTACGCACCCAACACATTTATTCAAAATCAGAGCTCCGACGCATATCTGGTTACACAACATCAAACGGTTTCAAACCAGCGAGACACCACGACTCTGCCATTTACTGGAAATGCGAACGGGTCTTCCACTCGTTTTGGTCAGACCAGTTACATGTCCAACTATAACCAGACGAATAATGAGACAAAAGAGAAGACGCTTGATGGTCGCACTTCTGGCGGTAACATGAGCTTGTTAAACTCAAATATGCATGTAAATACTGCAAGGAGAGACAATGACAGGAATAATAACCGTCTATGGGCACCATCCAATATGCCACAAAAATCAATGTCGAAAGAGTTTTATGGAAAGATTAATGAACCAGCAAAAATGCAGCAAGATATTGGAATTGAGAGAATGTCGCCAGACCTTCTTAATGCGTTTAAATCGAACCCATACACTCAGCCTCTCTCTTCAACTGGATTACGTTAATTAGTGTTATATTACTTAATGTGTGCTCTACTACTCGCACCATGGATTACAATTATTATGGGGTTTCTCCACATATATTATGTAATATCATTATAACTAATATGTGTGATTATTTAGGTTGGTTACTTGGGGTACCTAGCTGGATATTTTTTAAGGGAATCATTGGTTACACGCAATACTCTATAGAATATCTTAATACAACCCAATTTTTTTACCCTCTCATTAGGGAGGATGAGCCCAAGTATATTGCGTACGGCGATAACCAAGTATAATACTAATATTAGGAATTATGCACAACAATTGTCTATATATAATATAGAGTATATTACGGCAAAGGTGTGTTATAATGGTCCAACGTGGCAATTATTATAACTCAAAACCTAGTGGATATCTTGGAGAGACAACCCGACTCGAACAAGTAACTGATCTAGGAGACTTTTCGTTCGATGATGCACACGGGTCAACTGACATGGCATATGTAGCACCCACCCAAATACAGATGCAGAATACAATGTTAGCACGCCCACGTGGACGCACACAATCAACACTTCGTCGTGCAAATATTGGAAGACCTCCGCCAACGTTTGAAAACTGGCAAACTTCTGTGGGCCCAGCGTCTGGAGGGAGAAAAACGCGCAAGGCACGTTTTCGAGTTGGACGAAAGTCTGCCAAGTCTGCCAAGTCCGCCAAGTCCGCCAAGTCCACCAAGAAAAAAATCGGCACTCAAAAGAAAAAGATTAATATAAAGAAGCGAACTACTCGGCGATACGTTAAAAATATGAAGAAGAGTGTTAAGAAAACAAGATCTCGTCGTAATATGTCAGGTGGCGGCTGGTTTGACTGGTTTACTGGTTCATCCCAACAACCGTCTGTGGCTGCCGTAGAAACTGTTGAAAATAAAGAAGAAGAGGAAGAAGAGAGAAAAGAAAACATGAATCAACCACAAACTATTGAAAACGTAGCTACTCCAGAGAAAGCTTATATAGAAAGTGAAAGGGATGGTGAATCGGAATAAGTGTAATTGGTGCATAGTATCATTTTCTGCGGATAATTTTGAGATATATGATGTATTGTAATCAATATAGAAATACAATACAACAATAAGTAATAAAACTCTACCAAACAAGTGTTAATACATATACATAGGTTTAGATAAGGAGATATATTACTATGCAGACAGAAAATACAACTATGATAGACCCACCAAGAGATATACTTGCTAGGTTAGAAACATTTATTCAGAATCGAAGTATTCCTAACATCATATTTCACGGTGCTGCAGGTTCAGGAAAACGAACTCTTCTCTCGAAGTTCATTGAACTTATATATAAAAACAATAAATCTGCAATGAAGGACTATGTTTTATATGTAAACTGTGCACAAGGGAAAGGTATAAAATTTATTCGCGAAGACCTAAAACATTTTGCAAAAACCCACATCAATACGCTTGGGGGGAACTTATTCAAAAGTATTATTTTAACAAATGCAGATAAGCTGACAATTGATGCACAATCTGCATTAAGAAGATGTATTGAGGTTTTTAGTCATACAACTAGATTCTTTATTGTTGTAGAAAATAAATACAAACTATTACGACCAATCATATCAAGATTTTGCGAAATGTATGTGCCATCCCCTGTTATAAATGGAGTAAGCATAAATCTGTATAAACATAATATTTGCCAAACAATAAATTATACACAGCGTGAGTCAAGTAAAAACATTGCAGTTAAACGTATTATAAACAAGCTAAAAGAGGATAGTTCAGTCGGCTCTATACATAATTGTGTAGAGTTGCTATATTCCAAAGGATTTAGTGCATTAGACGTGGTCGAGTATTTTCAAGGCAAGCACCCATTTAGGATCGATACATACCATCATAATCAGGTGCTATTTCAGTTCAGTCAAGCTCGAAAAGAATATCGGAATGAAAATATAGCTATGTTCTTTCTTATAAATATGTTTCTTTTGTGTTCAAATGACGATTTAGAAAATATGTTAGTTATGTAAATGGATGATTTTACTCCCAGCGGTCTACATGAATCAAAAAACGAGTGGGGTGCACGCCTCATCACTATTTTGTCACCACATATAATTGAAGGATTTTACTCTATTTTATCAGAATCTATCAACCTGTGTAAAAGCAATGATGAAATGGAAAAATATCTAATGACGTTCCAGAACTTCATCTCCCGTATTCCAAAGTGGAGTAATGAAATTGTTGATACAGAAACAAAGAGAATCATCGAAAAGAGTGGATGCCAATATTTAGAAGATTTGATTACATGTGTCCACATAATTCAGCTCAAAATACTAACATCTGTCAGAGTTGGACAAAAGGCAAAAAAGGTTGACCTTGATATAATGGGCATTAATGATTTCATCCATAAGGCATACATAAACACTGCTCGCCAGTTCTATAAAAATGTATACCTTTTTGACATCAATGTCCCTCCTCTTCAGAAACAAAAGAATAATCGTGAGCTTGAGATAATTAGTCAAGAATGTATATTAAATACCGTTCGGGAAAGCATTCCTGTGCAAACCATTCTCAAATGCTATCTCGACGAATCTACTGAAAATGACATTCACGAAGAAATCAACGAGGAAGATGTGACTCCTCCAGAGGAGGAACAACCTAAGCCTAGTCAAACACAATCAGGTGGTGATAATACAACAACTCCGAAAATCGATAGTGATGTGCAACCTGTAACAGAAAAGGCGGGTGATGTTTTACCAATTGTAACCAAATCAGGGTCAACTCTCTCATTTAATAACGTCGATAGTGTTGTAGACACAAATAAAAATGAATATAGTGTCAATGCACCAAAAGACGTTGACCGCCTTGAAGAGATAAGTAAGATTAGAAACGATATGCGAAAGCAGGAAGAACGTGACAGTGCACATGATGATGATGATGACAAAATCAAGATTTTTGGCGACTCAGTGAATTTGGATGAACTAGATGTGCACGATATCGAACTGCCATCTCTTTCTTTAGATACCCAATCTCTTATGGATGTTGAAATTCTTTCGTAATTATAATGTCTCTCTGTCTATTGATGTATAACGATGTGTGTTAGAATCGCGTTATATTACAAAAACTTATATAGTGAGATAGAATAAATGAATACTATTGTATTGGCGGCATGTTCGTGTATAATTTATGCAATTATTCACTATATCGATCGAAAAGTTATAAAGAAACAAGATATTGACAATAGGAACCTATTTAGAACAACTGCCATTATGTTCGTTAGTATTATGGCGGGGTCATTTGTATACGACCAGTTCGAACTTGAAAATATTTCAAATGGAGTCAGTTCAGCGGTTGATGGTTCGTTGAGCGGTGGGACACCAAAGGTGTTTACAGATAATCCTGGATTCTAACCCTGGCTGAAACGGTCGAATCACGGTTAACTTTTATTTTGCTTTATGATAATCTAACTGCAACTTTTTTTGTTTTTGTGTGCCCATATTTATATTTTTTCCTAGATTTATTTGCTAGAATAAAGGCTCTTTTTTTATGATTACAGCCTTTTTTTATTATATCATAATCAACTGCAGCGGATTTTCCAGCTGTTATTGAACTTGCTAATCGTGCTAACCCCCACGATTTTGCGGTTTGGTTCGGTCTCGAGCCAGATGAGTAGTATGCACCTTCCCCCTTATTAACAATTTTTTGCAATGCTGACAACTTGCACCCAGTTTTACGTGCTAACTCATCGTTAGGTGTCATATTTTTTATATTGTATATTCGCAGTGCATTTATAATATGACTTGACTTCTTATTTTTATATGACGGAACTTGTTTACGGGTATAATATTTATTTTGTTTATACATTTTTTTTGATTTGAGTAACATTTTAACATATGCGTCTCTATCTTTTCTTGTTAAAACTTTTGGTAAGTATCTCATTGGAAATCTTAATGATTTTGCGGAACGTGCCATGTATGTATCTGCGTATGTAGGTAGGTACGTACCTTGTATATGTTATCTGAACAAAAAAAACTTATCCTTTAATATTGTATATGGCATCACAAAATAATGAATTATTAGTAATAACGATTGTTATTCAAACGCATGGAAAAACAATAACATATGAATTAAATAGTAGAACCTCAAAAATATTTGAAAATACACGACTACTATGTCAAGCAGGAGGATTTGTTGATTATGAATCAACTCCTTATCAGGAGTTTTTTTTAGTAGAGGATTTACAAGATTATTTTACACGTGATTTAAGTTCTAGTACATATGATATAATAAGTAAAACAGAAAAGGGCATAATAGTAGATAATATAACTTTTGATAAAAGTTTATCAACTACAATAAATGACCCAACCTTGTTAGATTATATTTCACCAATCACAAATATGCAGGGCATATATTTACTTTCTATTCATAATGGGAAAAGGTTAATATATCCAGATAATCCCAAGGGTAAAATACTCAATCTGATGAAGATAAATGATTTAACTATATTAGCCGAGAAGTTTAACACAAGTGTTCCAAATATACAACAGCTATCAACCCCTTTCCCTAGACATAATATCTATATGGATGAGGAAATCCGTGTCAAAAATGATAGTACAATTTTAGAGGATGAAAAAAATAAAGTAATTAAAGGGATACGCCAACAATTTTATAATAACATAAGTAACTGGAGATTAACATCTGAAAGAAATCAAATCATTTCGATAAAATTAAGTACACTAGTTGAATTGGTGAAAATAATTATTGGTAGTCCGTGTTTTATAAACTTATTAGATTATTCGTGTAATTCTGCAACAATGTACATCCCAAAAGAACAACAATTAAGTGCTCAATATGCTTTAAAAACGGGAGATATAGAATATGGATTAGGTTCTAGGTATGGTGGACGAAAGAGAGAAAATAACATAAAACGAAGAAAACA